CCGGAGCAACGCCTACTAACTCCGACTTGCGAGAGAGCGGACAGATTGAACAGGATGCAGATGCAATCATCCTTCTGTCCGGCGATAACCCCGACAAGTACCTGTTCCGACTAAGCAAGAACAAGGAAGGTGAGATAGGCGACCTTCCCATCACATTTAACAAGCAGATTCAACGGTTCCAAGAGTATACTTGGATGGATTGATAATATAAAAATCAACAAACGGAGGAAAACGATTATGAAAAAAATTTTGACCGTATGCGTGTCCGCTCTTACGCTCATTATGCTAATGACTGGATGCAACAAACAGGTGGTAGACCTGACGTATAGCTACTCATGGGCACAGCTGAAAATGCCCGATGGAACGATTGTTGAGGGCAAGCTGAATAGTTGGAACGATTACGAGGGCGACCAGTTGCAAGTAAAGATTGACGGTGTGACCTATCTGGTTCATTCGTCGAACGTGGTCTTGAGACATTGAAAGCGAATACGGAATCTAAGTGCATGGGCTGTCAGCAATGGCAGCCTTTTGTTTTTGCCAACTCCACGAGAAAGCCTGTTTTAAGGCGTTTTAGATGCTGGACGATAACTTTATCGGCTTCATCACAAAAACGTGCCACAGACGCTCGTAGGCGGCTCTCCGTTGATGCTGATGGCATATAGCAGACTGAGCTATGCAATCAGACCGATGTAGAAGCGTGAAGAACGGCTTTTCAGGGTCAGACGTGAAAGTTATCGGGTCAATCAGAAAAACGCGGCAGACAAGCTCCTACACGCCTTTCCCGCGATGATAGCAGCCAGATGAGCGGATGATAGTGACTATTCGTCTAATCGCAGGGCTGATTGAGACGAAAAAACGCTTTGACTATCACTTTCGCAAATGGCTTTCAAATTTTTGTCCCCTTTCCCCCTTGTTTCCTCTTTCCCCCTTTTGTCCCCCTCTTTCCCCTACAACCCCTATTACCCCCTATAATCCCCCTAACATCTTCCGTGCTCCCCCTTTCCCTCCCCGTGTGTTTAGCGCGTCCGCGGGCGTTATACGCGCTAGCGCGCGTTGACGGAGCCGGGTGTGCCATGATAGTTCAAAAGTGAATAAATAACAGTTATGCGAAATTGTAAACTGGTTCTTTCCCCCTACAACCCTCTATCTTCAAAACCGAACCGTTAACCAGCAGAGCAGACTATAGGCAAGAACTGGCGTTAGGTTCGGACTGGTGGATGGTCTACGACTATTTCACATGGAGAATTGACTTCATTTTGTAGTTGGTTGAACATGTAGAAATGTTGCATAGGATATTCCTAGTAGAATGCTATGGATTGAATATAATACCATAGTGCGTTACTGGGAATTAAATCGAGCAGAAACAGACCGAACCGGATGATACGACTATTCCAGCAGAATAATCCCTAGATAGTTACTAGGATATATAAGCGTATATTATAATAAGTACGGTTGGCATACGAATTTGGTATGGTTAGTGAGTGAATAAAATTGACATGTGTCTTGACACATCTTGATTTTGGAAGATGTCGGATGACTTAGCGACTATCGCATCTCCCTTTCCCTAAAAGGCAAACGACTATTTCACACAAAAAATACACGACTGTTTGACGATGGCTCGCAAGAAAACGCTACGACTATTGCTCTGCGACTATCAGCGGACAGCTTGTTACTATACTATATATAGGACTTTCAAACGTTGGTCGTCTGACGACTTTACGACTATTCCACGACTATTTTATTGGAGAAACTACGACTATTAGCTACGACTATTCCAGAAGCTGTTACGACTATTCCGGCCGGAACGCTGCGACTATTGCTGACCTCTATTAGCTATCGGGCGAAAGCCCGAAAAGAGATGCGGCGGCAAGCCGCCAATGGTTCCGCCCGCTCGCTGTGCCCCTGCTGCTGGACTGCCCTGCCGGGTGGAGACGTTGACCCATCAGCAGGGGCGCCGGATGCAACACTTGCCAGCGATCCGCAGACGGTAGGAGCTGACCCCGCCGGGCTTGCATGGTCTGCGATGTGTTGCACTGCCGGGCATGGATCCACAGCAGGGGCACACCTTTGCACCCTTATATACTTTATTATAATAGGGCGCTGCGCTGACCTGTACAGCGTCCGGAGTGGCGGTGGTATCTGGTATGTGCTGGAGGTGCTGCGCTTGACGGTATGCCCTCCAGCGTGGCGCAGGCTGTGCATAGGCGGCTTGCGTATCTGCTGTATTGTGTGCGCTGGAATAGCGCAAATCAACGGAAACGCCACTGTAAAGCCCTGTAAACGGTTTTGGCGTTTTGGCTGTATAATTGCATGGATGGAATAAAGGCCGCTGCAAACGCTTGCGCGTGGCTGATACGCTGCAAGGCAAAATAAAAGCCCTGCACCCTCAGCAGATGCAAGGCAAAAGAAAAACCCCGCCACGTGGGCGGGGTAGGAATTATTTATTTTTTTCTTCAAGATCTGCAAGGGCGGAGCAAAGCTCTTGCGTTTCATCTTCTGTTAGATTGTATTCTGTGCGGAGCTGGTCAGCGTCTGCACTTCTCCACCCCCCATCATACAGGGCGGCTGCGCTGCTAGAAACGTCTTTTAACATGATTTTTTCCTCTTTTCCGGGCTTTTGCCCTTTTTTGTAGTATATCATATCGCAAGCCCTAAAAATAGGACTTACAGAAAGTTTTTTGCCCTTTTGGGCTGGGGCGGGGTTGCTTTACGGTGCAGCCCCGCTAAAGTGTCCGATTTGCATTATTTGGATGACTTAAACAGCGCCGAAAAAAACCAGAAGAAAAACAGAAGTGTGGATAGTATCACAGCTTGCACCCCCTTTATACCACGCTGAAACGCTTGTAGGTGGTCTTGCTGCTGCACTCTGCGTATACATCCGGGTGCAGCGTCTTGAGAAGCTTGCTATCGAGCCGGACGCTTTGAACGTCCTTATAGATAGCCTTTGCGGTGCCTTGCGCCATTTCTGGCGCGCCCTGCATCATGGCGATAATATCCGCTTTAATGCTTTCGTTCATAGCTTCCAGCTCTTCCAAAAGCCGCTTGTTTTCGCGGTACTCGTTCACTTTTTCTTCAAATAGCGTCATTTTTTAGCCCTCCTTATTAGCTATTAAGAAATACCAGCATAACCAACGCCCCAGAAATCATGCCGCCCACATACCAGAGGGCTGCCCACTGGGAAAAGTCAAGAGTAATCATTGTTAGACCTCCTTATAATACAGGCCGTTGGTGCGGCAGATGGTGCGGATACGGTTGCAAGCCTGATACAGCGCACGGGCTTGCACGTCAAGCCATGTTTCCCGGCTGTTAGGCTCATACGTCCCGCCGTGCTTGCGCTTGAGCTCGGACGGGGTGCAGACACGGGCGGCAATATCGGCGTTATAGCAGATAGAGCAACCGCCGTTACTGTACTGCTCCCAGCAGCTTGCACCGTTGAGCGCCCACCGCTCAAGCTCTGCACCGTCAATGGGCATGCGCTCCATATTGTTTGCACCCTCCTGCACATCGTCCAGCAGGTCAAGGGCGTACAGCGTGACGGCCTTGTTCCATGCGCTGCGATCGTGGCGGGCGTTGAGTTCGGCGCGGATGGTATCAGCAAGTGCGGTATAATCGATGGTCTTTTTCATGGTTTTGTCCTCCTGTTTTGCAACGGTATTTGGTAGGTGTAACGTATATCTACGTTGTGCCTATATTGTAACGTATATTTACGTTTTTGTCAAGTTGCGCACGCAACATAATAACGTATTTGTACGTTTTACTTTTTTGTCCGTTTGGGCGTGCTCTATCGGACACGTTGCGCAGGCAGTCCAGCGCCCCGCACCCTGTCCGATCGTCCCGGCGCGGGCTGTCTGGTATCGAGTGCAGACCGGTGCAGCGTGTCCAGCGTTTGGGCGTGTGTGTCGGTGCGTGGCGTGGTCTGCCCTGCCGCCTGTGATGTGTAGCCGTTCCGGGTGCGCTGGGGCTGGGGTCTCCACCTCTGGGGTATATGGGGCGAGCTGGGGGTGGGGTGGTCGACACCTCTCGTAGAAAAAATTCAAAAAAGGCGTTTTCGGCGTTCCTCTTGTCAATACCCACCCCACCCTCACAAATCAAAACCCATCTGATTGTGCAAGTCTCCAAAAATTCCGAAAAAAACAAAAAGACCCCTTACGGAGCCATTGAATGTGTTATACTGGCAAAGGAAAGGTGGAATCAAAAATGCAAACGTTCAGTGGAATCATGCTGCTTGCTGGATTTATTCTAAGTGTGTGTTGTATCGTCAATGCACTTAGAGGAAAAGGGAACAGTAAGTTCTGGTACGGGTCTATCGCTTGTTATATTTGCTTTGGTATATTCTACGGAATCTATCAAAAAGATGGCAGAGACTTTGGAATCGGCTGTACGCTGGCCTTTGTAGCATACAGCGTAAAGATTATCTGGAATCTCCTGAAGTCGATTGTTAAGCACGAAAAGTATTCAGCGAAGAAAGACTTGATTGCTTTAGTTGTGTGCTTAGTGCTAGTTGTTGTTGGCATGAATCTTCCGTATGACAAGGAGCTGGAAGCAGAACGCGCGGCGGCTTCCGAAGAAAAAGCAGCATCTGAAGCCTTAGCTGCATCTATCAAAGCAGCGGAAGAAGCAAAATCTGCATCCGCAGAGCAGCAAGCTGAAAGTGAATCCGTATCTGAAAGCCAGTCTGAGTCCGAAGTTGAGAGCGAACCTCAGCCCGAGAGTGAACCTATCCATGTTGAAACGGAAGAAGAATACAAAGCATCTTGTGGAACCGTAGGCTACAAAGATTTATGCCGCTACCCGGAAAAGTACGCTGGAACAAGAATTGTAATCAAGGCAAAGGTACAGCAGATTATGGATGCTTCTCTTTTCAGCGGCGACAAGGCATGGCGCGTTCAGGATAACGAAGATGGGTATGATATGTACCTTGGAAACGAATACTATGCTGTTGATAAAAGGGAGAGCGGCTCTGTAAAGATTCTTCAAGACGACATTGTTACAATCTACGGAGAATTTACCGGGACAACTGAAGTCACAAGAGCATTGACAATGACAAAAGATGAAATCCCTCGCATTGAAGTCAAATACGCAGACCTCGCAGAATAATCTATAACACAAAAAGCCAGCGGCTAGATGTTCTCTAACCACTGGCTTTTCTTATTGGCTGTTTACTTCACGATTTCACCGTGATAGGGATGGTACTCAACATTGGGCAAGGGCATCCAATACTTCACATCGTGCATGATGCACTTGTTGTCCCGGAGCAGAACCGGCTCGATCTCGCCGTTTTCGTCCGCTTCAAAGGAAAGCTGACCGCTATCGACAACCTTTCCGTCACAAGCGATAACAGGCTCGTGGACGCACTCGCCGTAGTCAACGGTGCGCCAGAGCTTCAGCATGGTCTCGAAAGCGTAGTTGAGGTATTCCCCCATATCCTGAATCTTATCTGCGCTAAGCATAGCTGTTCTCCTTTCACATGGGCATCTGGGTCTGGCCGTTTGTGACCTGAACCAACATAACAGAGTTCGCACACGGTCTCCACTTCTTGATGTACTCAACGGCTTCATCAAACCGCTTCTTCGGCACGTTGTTTCTGCTGTTCACGTTGAACCAGTCCTGAATGTCCCGGTTGCATTCCATGAACAGCTTCTGAGAGACGCTACGGCTCTTGTAGGCCGGGCTGTCCATGCCGCCAAGAGCGTTGATGACCACCGTGTTCACGACACGCTTCAACACGCGCTGCTGGTTATAGTCGATGGTCATAGTGTTCTCAAGAGCGGAAATGCGCTGCTCCTGCTTCATAGTGCGCTGGTCAATCACAAGGATTGCTTGCAGTTCCTTAGAAAGCCCTGCGAACTGGTTGACGGACGCGTTCTTTTCAAGGTCAATCAGCTTCTGGCGAATCTCCATGCCCTCAGGTGTCCGCTGAATCATTGCAATGTGCTTTGCCATGTCCAGCTTGATGATGTGGTCGATTTGAACCTGTGGCATTTTACGCCCATCTTCACGGTGAACATTTTTGTTCTCCGTGAAATAGTCCGTGCCATCGACAAACCCGTATTCCACCATACGGGGAAACCAGACGTGATAAGGGGTCTTGATTTTGAGCTTTTCGTGCAACTCCCGACCCAGCACAACCTTTTCGCCGGTGTCAGTGTCGTACACTGGGATAACATCTTCAGAGAAGATTCGGATGTTTTCAAGATTATTATTCATAGAAATTTAGCCTTTCTATCTTGCGAGAGCAGGCCATCTCTGGTATAATAACCCAAAGAGGGTCTATACTCTCTGAGTGTGTGGTGATACGTTCGCTAAAGTTTGCCGACCCAAGCGAGCGTATCATTTTTCGTTTTCATTGGCGGAATCCATCGGATGCAGCGTGAAGAATGCTTCACGGAACGCAGCAGAGATGGAGACCCGGTTCTTGATGCAGTATTCCTGCAAGCTTGCAAACTGCCGCTCCGTCACGCTGATGGTAACGGTGTGACCGTAACGCTCTGCGTAAGGACTACTCATACATATTCACCCCCTTTCGTTTTGCTGTGCAATAAGTGTAACTGCAAAATATCTGAATGTCAATCAAAAATACACTAGATATTGTGTTCACTAGTGTTGACATCAGATTTTGCGGTTCTTATTGGCTGCTCCCGCTTCGTACCCTGCCCGATAGTTCAGTTCGGACAGCTTACCCAGTGCTTCTGCGTACTCCCTATCCTCGCTGGTCGGCTCTTTGCCGTGCGCGAGGGTTTTCAGAAATTCTTCGGTTGTCGTGGGAAAATTCATGTTTTTTGCTCCTAACTCTTGCGGAAAGCAGCCCTTTTTGGTATAATAGATTCCGAAAAGGGAGACTGCCCCCTTGGTGGTTGCAGTACCTTCTTTTTGTAACGGATAAGCTATCAGCTAAACTTTGGTAGGTGGGTGCTGATAGCTTATTTTTTTATGCGTTCTGCAACATTGAAGATTAGATCAATGCCCATTCTTACAACATCACTCTTGGTTCCATCCAGAGCGTTAGCGCAAAATGTGATTTTTTCGATATCCCCTTCGCTAAGTCTGAACGAAACCATACGCATAGATTCGTTTTTAGATGGCTCTGCTACTTTCTGCAACTTCATCACCTCGCTTTGTTACTGGTGATAGTATATACCCGATATTGAACACTTGTCAATATGGAAATTTGAATAAAATATACTTTACAGATTCAGAATTGCTCAAAAATAAAGCGTATACACGTTTTCGTGTAAAATGATTAACGTTCTTATACTACTATACTCTGTATTTACAGAGTATAGTATATTTATATATACATAGAACGTAAATTTACGCTTGACGTATAAATACGTTTGTGGTATACTGAAACCAGCAAAAAGAAAGAGGGAGCAAAAAAATGAGAGCCGCAGAAATTATTAAAGACATGGTTGTAAATTCTCATCCAAAAATAACTTACAAGGTTCTCGCAAAAAAACTTGGTTATAAAGCAGCAACGAGCGTCACGGATAGGCTGAATCGTGGAGAACTGAGCGCAGAGAAATTTGCACAATTTGCAGATGAACTTGGCTACGAAATTATCATTCGTCCCAAAACCATCAAAAAGGACAAAGAAGATTTTTACCGTTTGGAATATCCCAAAAGAGCAAAGGACGGCGATTCTGAATGAACGTAGCGTATGTTCGTGTATCTACTGTTGAACAGAATGAAGCACGACAGGTAGAAGCGTTGAAGCGGCATAATATTGACCGCTGGTTTATTGAGAAGGTCTCTGGCAAGAATATGGATAGACCGGAGTTGCAGAAGATGCTTAAATCGGTTCAGCCGGGCGATACCGTATTTATCCACGATTTCAGCCGCCTTGCTCGCAGCACGAAGGACTTGCTTGAAATGGTTGAAACGCTGCAAGCTAACGGCGTACACCTTGCAAGTGATAAAGAAAACTTAGATACGGGCACTCCCACCGGCAAACTGATGCTGACGATGATTGCAGCCATCAACGAATTTGAACGACAGAATATGCTCGATCGCCAGCAAGAGGGCATCGAAGTAGCAAAGCAGAAAGGCGTTTATAAAGGCCGCAAACCCACCGAGTATGATCGAAACCTTTTTGACGTTCTCCATGAGCAGGTGGAGAAGCGCATTCTCACGGTCACGGATGCCGCCAAGCAGCTTGGCGTAACCCGCCAGACATGGTATCGGATTGCTGAACAGAGAAAGGCTGGATAATATGCATGGAGAAGAACTGATTGTTAAGAATGGTAGCATCACGCTGCGGTCTATGCTTGATTTTGGCGGATTCCTTGAAATCAAGCAGTTCTTGGAAGTCTGTCGCTATGAAAACTGCACCGTGACCTTTGCAAACGAGGAACTTGTCATTTTCCCGAATGAATACGATGCTGCTAAAGATGCTCTCGTTTTTATTTACGGCACATTGGCAGAAAGACACAGTATTATTGAAAAGTATCTTCGTTACAAGTTGATGCTTGGGGATGAAGAGCCAAAGCCTACTTTATATAACCAGTGAAAGGAGTAGCTCATGGACAACAAAGCTGTGGAAGCTCCAGAGTGGTGGAGTGAAGAAGATATTCGTGTTTTGACTCAAATGATGAACGGAGGAAGCCTTTTGGACATTATTCAATGTGCAGAAGAATGCCGAAAGTCTACATGGGAGAACAGAGATTTCTGCGTATATAAATTAGTTCGTGCTGCCATCAAAGCAGCGGAAGGAGTTTGAAAATCGAGTCAATAAAGAAAATTTCTAAAACAGCATTATAAAACCGAATTGGAAAGGAGAACTCATTGAAAACGATTGACGGAAAATATGCATCCGCAAAGGTGTTCACAGACAATATCGAAGACAAGGCATCTGAGCAAATTCTGACGCTCTGTAATCAGAGCTTTGTTGACGGATGCAAAATTCGCATTATGCCAGACGTTCATGCTGGTTCCGGGTGCGTAATTGGGTTTACGGCAAACTTGGGCAAGAAGGTCATTCCGAATATTGTCGGCGTGGACATCGGTTGCGGAATGCTTGTCGCTGAACTCGGTATTGAACACATCGACCCGAAAAAGTTAGATAAAGTAATCAGAGAACGAGTTCCGGCTGGGATGAATGTTCACGAATCGCAGAAAATGTCAGATTCTTTCCTTAGCCAGCTTGACTGCAAAGATAGTCTACATAATGTTGACTGGATTCTTCGCAGCATGGGCACTTTGGGTGGGGGCAATCATTTTATCGAGCTGGACGAAGATGAAGAAAAAAACCAGTATCTTGTTATTCATACTGGAAGCCGAAATCTCGGAAAGCAAGTCGCAGAGTATCATCAAAACGTAGCTATCTCAAATATTAAAGGAAAGAACAAAAGAAAAGAAGCTACGGAACGCGTGATTGCGGAACTGAAAGAACAAGGCCGTGAACAGGAAATCTCGCAAAAAATCAAAGAATTGGATGTTCAGTTCCCTAATATTCCGAATGAGCTTTGCTATCTTGAAGGCGAAGAACGTGATTCCTACCTTAATGATATGCGAATTTGTCAGGCTTTTGCGAGGATGAACAGAGCAAGAATCATGCATACCATTTTAGACGGCGTTGGAATCAATTCTATGCTGACCCATGCGTCCTTCTTTGAAACCGTTCACAACTATATTGATGAATCGGATGATATTATCCGAAAAGGCTCCGTATCCGCTAGAGAGGGCGAGAAGCTGATTATTCCTCTTAATATGAGAGACGGAAGCCTTATCTGTGTTGGTAAGGGAAATCCTGATTGGAATTTCTCTGCTCCGCATGGTGCTGGCAGACTATATAGCAGAACAGCGGCTAAAAAAGCATTCAGCGTTGAGGAATACCAAAAGCAGATGAACGGAATTTATACTACGTCAGCCGATGAATCCACGTTGGATGAATGCCCGATGGCATATAAGCCAGCGCAGGAAATTATCAACGCAATCTCTCCAACCGTTGATATTGTAAAGCATATTAAGCCGATTTACAATTTCAAAGCTGGAGAATAAAACCAAATATTTGATTTTTGTGCAGTTGTAGGCACTCTTTACATTTTCAGGTAGGGGGTGCCTATTTTTTTATGCAGCCAAAACAGTGTATCGCTATCATTGACAGCATCAAAGCGTATGCAAAACAGAATCCGACCGAAGCACAGGTCTATGAGGATTGGTTTCAGGCGGTGGTGAACCTGAGAGACGCCCAGCCACAGGACAAGCGGTTCGATGCCTACAAATACTCTGGTGAGTTGCGCTCTGTCTGTGCAGCCATGATGGGCAAGATGAAAACAGGCGAGGACGTGGCGAAGCTCTATGACATTATCGGTCGGACGTACCTGTTTGAAGCAAAGGATGTGTTCGATAGCTATTGCATCTATCTTGAATGGAATCGTGCGCCGGAGAAGAAGTTCTACCAGCCTAGACGCAGGGTTTTGAAAGTGCTGGCAGATGACCTAGAGGACTTGTTTTATAAGCGGATTGACTTCTTGGGAGTTAGTCTACCTGCTCGCGTTGGAAAATCGACTCTATGTATTTTTTTCATCACATGGCTGATGGGCAACCGCCCTGACGTTGCATCGGTTATGAGCGGACACTCCGACAAGCTGACCAATGGCTTCTACGGCGAAGTGCTGTCCATCATCACTGACCCTGTGACCTACAACTGGGGCAAAATCTTCCCTGACGTTCAGCTTGTGGATAAGAGTGCAAAAGACGAAAGCGTTGACCTGAACCGAAAGAAGCGCTTCCCCACTCTGACCTGCCGCTCTATTGGCGGCACGTTGACTGGTGCTGTTGAAATCGGTGAGGGCGGCGTTCTGTACAGTGATGACTTGATTGAGGACTTAGAGGAAAGCCTGAACGTTGAGCGTCTGAACAACAAGTACGATGCCTACCTGAACCAGCTGAAAGACCGTAAAAAGCAGGGTGCATTAGAACTGATGGTCGGTACACGCTGGAACGTGCTTGACCCTCTGGGGCGCATCCAGAACCAGTATGCAGACAACCCGAAGTACAGATTCCGGGTGATTCCTGCGGTGGATGAGAACGGACACAGCAACTTCAATTATGACTATGGCGTCGGCTTTGACGATGCCTACTATGCTGATATGAAAGCCAGCATTGACGATGCAACATGGTGGGCAAAGTATATGGGCAAGCCCTATGTGCGTGAAGGTCTGCTGTTCCCTGCCGATGAACTGCGGTATTTCAACGGCGTTCTGCCTGACGGTGAGCCTGATCGCAAGCTTATGGTCATGGATATTGCATGGGGCGGCGGTGACTTTACCGCCTGCCCTATCGCTTATGTGTACGGAGATGCTGTGTTCATCCCTGACCTTGTGTTCAACAATGGCGATAAGACCGTGACCAGACCGGAAGTCGTGGGCAAAATCATCCAGCGCAAAATCAACGTAGTGCGTGGCGAAGCCAACAACGGTGGTGACGAATATTGTGACGTGGTAGACAGTCAGCTTCGGCAGCAGGGGTATCACTGCTCTGTCCGTAGCCAGCGTGCGCCAAGCGGACAAAGCAAACTGTCAAGAATCATCCAGTATGCTCCAGACATCAAACGGTTCTATTTCCTTGACGAGAAGCACCAGTCGAAAGAGTACAAGGCATTCATGGAACAGGTGACGATGTTCACGCAGCTTGGCAAAGTTCCGCACGATGATGCACCGGATAGTTTGGCTCAGCTTGCCGATGAACTGTACAACGGAATCAGTAAAATCGAGCCTGTCAAGAGGCCTTTTTGATTAAAAACACAATATATTGTGTTCGCTGGGTCTATTTATTTGATTTCACCACTTGACAAGGCTTATAATGTACGCAGGAAGTTTTGCAGCTTCCCTTAAAGGAATAGCTTGCACGCGGGGTTTTGTCATTTTACTCGTGTGCGTGTCAACAAGCATATTCCTCCTTTCACCGGTGGAGGTTTTCTCACTCTTTCGCCTTCACCGGACTTTATATGTTGCGTTTCCGATTGATTGGGGAATGCCAGCCTGTCTCACCCATGGCTGGCAAGCAACGGTTCGATTCCGTTACGCAGCACAACCAACCACCTAGCTTTGCATGGACTTATTCTCCAAAACCTCCACCGCTATTCCCGGCTCTCAATGTGATGTTTAGGCATGACATTGCAAAGAGCAGCGGTTAACCAATCAAGCCGGGTTTCTATGTTGCATTAGCTCAGTCAGGCTAGAGCATCCGGCTCATAACCGGACATACATTGGTTCAAATCCATTATGCAGCACCAAAATTGCAGCTTACCCGTTTTACGTCTGTCCGACAACTGAATGTAAAGGCTGCAATGGTTTTCTTCGGGCGAAGAATAGCACGGCTGGAAGTGCGAACAGTTTCCCAGTAGCTTCTGACAGGTCTGTGCTCAACAGCCTGTTTCCAGAAATCCAACGAAAGGAGCACAGATGGTAGCAAAAGTCAGATGCAAGCGTCCTCGAAAAGACGCAAACGGCAATCCTTGCGATTGTGGGCGTTATCTTGGCGAAGTGGAAGGTAAGTTCTCCCTTCTGTGCCCTCTTTGCCATTGGATTACAATTGGAGATTCCAACCTTCCAAAAGATACATGGGTCTCCGTACCAAAATTTAAAAACTGAATAGCTTTTGAAGCGCAGTTGTAAGCGCAGTGAGATAGACCTTAACAGGTTTGTCTTGCTGCGCTTTTTATTTTGCCGGAAAGGAGGAACGCATGGCTGAGTATCAGATAGTCGTTGACGGCTTTTTGAATAATCCGCTGACCGGACGTAGACCGATTGAAACGCCGGAGACGGAAATCAATCGGGCGAACGTGCTGAAAGTGGTCATGGGCAAAGCAGAGCCTATTCACATGCTAAACAAGAACGAAATTCGCTTTCTGCACAACTACTACTTGGGCAGTCAGCCTGTCCTCCATCGCACGAAAGAATACCACGCTGAAATCACCAACCGCATTGTAGAGAACCATGCCAACGAGTGCGTGGGCTTCTACACAGGGTACATGAGCGGCACTCCCTGCTCTTATGTGCGGTCTGAAACGGCAACTGGTGACGGTGAGGAAATTGCCCGCCTGTCCAATGCCTTGCAGTATGAGGGCAAGGATGCGCTTGATCGGCGGCTCTGGCAGTGGATGTTGGAGTGCGGACAGGGATATCGCATTGTTCTCCCTGACAAGGGGTACAACGGCAACTACCCGGACGAAACGCCCCTGCTGGTGGATGTTCCTGACCCGGATATGGCGTATGTGATTTACAACTCCGGCATTGGTCACAAGCCCATCGCCAACGTGCTACACATCCCGCGCAATTATCAGAATGACCTGAACGACTTGATTTGCGTGTATACGCCAAACCAGTACTTTGAAATCGACAACGGCAAAATTACAAAGTCGGAGAACCATTCTCTTGGGATGTTGCCGATGGTCGAATACAAGCTGAACCCGGAGCGAATGGGTTTGTTTGAACCGGCTATCCCTGTGCTGGATGCCATCAATGACCTTGAAAGCAACCGTTTGGACGGTGTGGCACAGTTCATCCAGTCCATCATGGTGTTTACCAACTGTCTTGTGGATGATAACGCGCTGAAACAGGTCAAAGAACTTGGGGCGATGTGCTTAAAATCTACAACCAGCTTGCCCGCCTCCGTTTCGCAGATTGCAAATGAGCTTGACCAGCAGCAGAGCCAGACCCTGCTTGATTCCATGTTGAACGTGTACCGCAGCCTGACTGCCATGCCAAGTGCCACTGGCAGCGAGAACGCAACGTCCGACAACGTGGGCGCGGTCATCGTCCGTAATGGCTGGAATCACACCGAAGCAAGGGCGCAGCAGTACGAGAATATGTTCAAGTACGCTGAACGCCAAAGCCTGTCTGTGATGCTGAAAATCCTGCGTGATACAGCTAGTTCTAAGCTGATGGCAAGTGACATCAACATCAAACTGCCGCGCCGCCAGTACGATAACCAGCAGAGCAAAGTTCAGATTTTCGTACAGATGATTCAGCAGCCGATTGACCCGCAGTTGGCGTTCACCACGCCCGGTCTGTTCCCTGACCCGCAGGCTGCTTATGAGATGAGCAAGCCGTTTTTGATTGCCGCTGGCAAGCTGAGCGAGGACGGGAAAGCACCGCAGCCGCAGGAACAACAGCCCGAACAAGTTGTTGATGTCAACAAAACATCAAAAGGACAAGCTGACAGCATAAATGGAGGGGAAAACAATGGTTAGTAATTGTTATTACACCGCAGAAGATATCGAGCTTGCTAAACGCCTTATTTCCGAAATGCGTGAAAACTGCTGCAAAAAGCCTACCGACAAATACGACGACCCGAAACGTGAGCAGAAACACCATGCGTTGAATATTGCAATGGACGCTCTCAATCAGTTTGAACCTTATAGCAAGTAATCAATCCGCACAAGCGGGCTGATATATTCCGGCAGGGAAGCCGGGATACAAATTTCGCAGCGTTGCAGGGAAGCAACGGTAAAAAAACGCAGGAGGAAATTAACGATATGAAACTCAATGTGTTGCTTGGTGATGCCTACAAAGAGGGCATGACCGCCGATGAAATCATTTCAGCGCTTGAAAAGGTTGCAGACCCTAACGCAGAGATCGAGAAGCTGCGCAACGCCGTGACGAAAGCCAATGGCGAAGCTGCTGAGTACAAGAAGCAGCTCAAGGCAAAGCGTACCGATGACGAGAATGCCGCACAAGAACAGGCTGACAGGCTGGCAGAAATGCAGAAGCAGATTGAAGCCCTGACTGCCGACAAGGAGAACCTCGTCAAGGAAAAGACCCTTGCATCTTACCGTGAGAAGTTCGTTGCACAGGGCTATGACGCTGAACTTGCCAATAAGGCTGCGTCTGCACTGGCTGACGGTGACATGGACAAGGTGTTTAAGTTCCAGTCGGAATTTATGACCGCCCACGACACCGCTTACAAGGCTTCCCTGCTGAAGGATATGCCCACACCTCCGGGTGCGGATGGCAAGGGCGGCTCTGACAGCGAAGGCGTGGCATTTGCTAAGAGCCTTGCACAGCAGAACGCAAATGTTTCTAAGGCATCGAGTGACGCAATGAGTGCTTTCCATTAACAAGGAGGAAAACATGAAGTTTACCCGAAACACGGTCAACGGAATCAACGATACCATCCTTGCTTCCAATGACTACACCGCCATCCCCTTTACCGTGACCGAAGCTGCTGCGGTTAAGGCTGGCTATCCCATGACGCTGGCTGGCAAGAAGGCAACTTCTGCCACCGCAGACGGCATTCTGTTGTATGACGTTGACCCGGCAGAGAACCCCAATGCTTCCCTGCTGATTCGTGGCGTTATCGACACCAAAAAGGCTACCGCAAGCTCTGGCTTCACCTATGATTCTGATACGATTACTGCGCTCAAGACTGCCATTCCTGGCATCTTCTGCCGTGACAACATCAGCGTGAACGCTTAATAGGAGGTAAAACAACATGGCACTGAATCTTAAGGAAGTCTTTGCCCCGGCTGCGATTGCCGCCTATTGGACGAATGACCCCACCAATGCGATGCCCTTTGCATCTGATGCACTGTTTCCCGCCAAGAAGAAGGCCGGTCTCGACCTGAAGTGGCTGCGTGGTCACAAGGGCGTTGGCGTTTCCCTGATGCCCAGCGCATTTGACGCAAAGGCTACGTTCCGCACCCGTGAGGGCTTCAAGTTCGATGAGACCGAGATGCCGTTCTTCCGCGAGGGCTACCATCTGGGCGAGAAAGACCGTCAGGAAATCCTGCGTGTTCTGGACAGCAACGACCCCTATGCCCGTGATGTGATGAACCGTCTGTACGATGACACCGCACAGCTTATCACTGGCGCTCGTATCGTTCCTGAGCGCATGATTTGGCAGCTGCTGGCTCCTGCCAATGGCATTCCCGGCATCACCATCAAGGCAAACGGCGTGAACTACACCTACAATTACGACCCGGACGGCACTTGGAAGTCCACCAACTACAAGGAAGTCTCTGTCGCAAAGTCCAAGTGGAACGTTGCCACCGCCACCCCCATTGCTGACCTGAACGCCGCAAAGGATGCTATTCTGGCAAGCGTTGGCGAGGTCGTGACCGAAGTGTACATGAACACCGCCACCTTCCGCAACATGATTGCTGCGGACGAGGTGAAGAATCGGTTCATGACCGTCACCGCAAAGGCAAACGCTGTTCTGCTGGATGCCGAAGCACGGCAGATTATCGAGTCCGCAACTGGGCTGACCATCCATCTGTATGACAAGATGTTCAAGGCAGACCAGTACAGTGCAAGCGAAAAGTACCTGCCCGATGGCATGGTGGTCGTTGCTCCTTCCGGCGCTCTGGGCAGCACTTGGTACGGCACTACCCCTGAGGAAGCAGACCTGCTGTCTGGTCAGTCCGGCGCATCCGTGTCCATCGTGAACACTGGCGTTGCCATTACTACTGAGCTGACCATTCATCCGGTCAACGCCAACGTCTATGCTTCTGAAATCGTCCTGCCGTCCTTTGAGCGCATGGACGCTGTGTACTGCATCAAGGCTTACTAAGGCGAAAGGAGGAAAGCAGCATGGGAGATCAGTATTCCGAAGTGGCAGTCAAACTGGGGCAGTACATCTCCCCTGCGCTTGACCGTGAAATCACGGACGAGGACTACCCACTCTTCGACCTGCTGCTTGATTTCGCCAAAGACAAGATATTTGCACAGGGCTACCCCTTCGGCAACAGACCGGACGAGCTGCCCTTGCAGTATCAGTCGTTGCAGATACGCATTGCAGCGGAACTGTATAACCACATCGGCGCAAACGGACAGACGAGCTACACCAACAACGGCATTACTCGTGTGTGGGAAAGCTCCGATGTGGCACAATCCCTGCTAAATGAAGTGGTTCCGAGAGTAGGTGTTATCGGCTGATGTTCAATGGAAGCCCGCTGGATAAACGCCCGCTGTGGTATTCGAACCCTGTTGGCGAAAAAACGCCTGTTGTGGACGAGTGGGGAAACGAGACTGGCGAATCCGCATACGAATCGTGGAGCGAACCCGCAAAGCTGATGCTAAATGTCAGCCCGCCTACTGGTTCTGCGGAAGCAAACCCTTTTGGAGCGTTCACGGATTATAGCTACGTTGTTAGTTCGTCCAGCAAGAAGCGCAACACACCGCTTTATGAAGGCACACACGTCTGGTTCCAGACGGACGTTTCAAAGCCCTTCAATTACACTGTGGTCAAGGTCGCAGAGCATATCACAGATACGCTGTATGCGCTGAAAGAGGTGGCTGCAAGTGAAAATTAAAGTGAGGTTGAGCGATGCCGGACTTCGTGATGCGGAACGTCAGATACAGGAGTACAAGGCCACCCTGAACAAAAAGGCGCAGGAGTTTGCAAAGGCGTTGGCGCAAAAAGGCATTGACGTTGCGACTGTGCGGTTTGCTAACGCACAGTATGCTGGAGACAATGACGTAACAGTTGAGCACGACCCGGTACAAACGCCAAATGGCTTTGCAATCGTAGCGCACGGAAAGGCAGTTGCGTTCATCGAGTTTGGCACTGGCGCACATCACAACGGATATGGCGGAGAACTACCGCCCGGTGTTGGTGCACATGGCTCCTACGGCAAAGGGCAAGGCGCAAACCGCAGATGGTACTACTACGGCGAATCCGGCAATGCTGGCACACCTGTCAAACAGGTGGATGGAAAAGGCCAGTTGAATTACACTGATGGCAACGATGCAGCTATGGCTATGTGGGGAGCTGTTGAAGAAATGGCTTCTCAGGTCGAAGTAACGTGGAGGGAGGTTTGGAATAGTTGATCGATTATTTCAATTCCATTTTCACGGCTGTTGCTAAGGAACTGCGAAAGCAAGTTCCCGGCATCTTCGTTACTGGTGAAATCAACGACAGCAACGTTAAGAAGTTTCCGTGTGTGCAGATAGAGGAAAACAGCAACCTTCCTGTGCACATTGATTCTGCTGGACACAGCAAGTACGCTGCCGTTTCCCTTCGTGTGCGGGTCTACTCCAATAAGAACACCGGGCGCATTGCAGAAGCACGCTCCATTGTTGGCATCGTGGATTCTGTTCTTGAACCGCTTAAATTTTATCGCAAATCGTTTGCCCCGTTGAATGGGCTGTACAACAATTCCGTCTATCGGATTGATTGCAGCTATGGGGCAACAATCGGAGAGGACGGAATGATTTACCGAAACTAAGGAGGTAAACATTCTATGAGTACTGCTATCTCCGGTCTGAATACCACCCTGTATTGTGGCGACAGCGCAACCGCTCTGACGAAACTGTGCGACATCAAGGATGTGCCCGACCTGATCTCCGACCCGAACCTTCTGGATGCAACCACCCTGTCTGATGGTATGCAGAAGCAGATTTTTGGCATTGTTCAGGCTGACACCAAAGCCTTTACCGCCAACTACAACAAGACCGACTACGCCGCCGTCAAGGCTGCTGGTTATGACGATACCTCTGAGAGCAACGTGGACAAGTACTACGCCCTGAAGATGCAGGACGGTTCCGGCTTCACTTGGCAGGGTATGCACCAGGTCGGTCTGTCTGGCTTTGGCGTGGACGAGGTTGTGGAAATGACCATCAATTGCATCTTCCACTCTACCCCGAAGTTCAGCGAGAGCCTGACCATTAATGGCGGCTAATCCGCACAAATCGAATCAATCAAAACGAGCAGAACTGAACAACGGATTTGGTTCTGCTCCTATTTATAAAGGAGAGCATTTATTATGGCTGCTAAGGTTATCAACTTTCATTCCCCCGATGGCAAGAACACTTACGAGCTGACTTTCACCCGCGAGAGCGCCGAAGCCACTGAACGCAACGGCTTCCAGATTTACGAGTTCTCTAACGGCATCAACCCTATCAAGAACACTTCTGCTCTGTTCTACGGCGCGTTCATCGCCCGCAACAAGGGCATTAAGCGCAAGCTGGTCGATGATATGCTTGCGCACATCGAGGACAAGGAAGGCTTGATGGCTGCCCTGATGGAGATGTACGCAGATTCTATCAAGGCTCTGGTTGCCACCGATGAAGAGGACAAGACCGCAAAAAACGCAACGTGGGAGATTGTGTAACCTCACAGTCTCAAGAACCGGACAGTCGCACAGAGCCGTTCTCTGTGTCTAAGCTGTTCCACGATGTAGAAGCCTATTACATTTCCATTGGCATGACCTATGACCAGTTCTGGCGTGATGATGTCTGGCTGGCAAAGGTCTACCGGGACGCGGAAGAACTACGCGCTCGAAGAGCCAATGTTGAAGCATGGAGAAACGGCTTTTACACAGCATCTGCACTTTCCTCTACGGTTGGCAATATGTTCCGCAAGAAAGGGTCTAGCCCAATCAAATACATGGATAGACCGATTCCGCTCACGCAGAAAGAGCAGGACGAGTACGAATACCAACGCGCACTGGAAGCGCAGGAGCGAATCAAGAGAATGATGTTCTCTATGATGAATCAGAAGGATGGTGGTAGTGATGGCTGATGTTGATATTACAAGCTTATCCGTAGAAATCTCTGCGGAATCGCAGGGCGCAGAGCTTAATATCGACAAGCTCACTACCGCCATTTCTAATTTGCGGACGAAGGGCAACGTCACAAAGGTTGTGAACAGCCTTGACAAGCTGGCCGGTTCCATTGCAACGCTGAAACAGGCATCTGCCGGAATGTCCGGGCTGGACAAAATCACCAGCTTTCTGAATGGGCTTTCCAATGTCAACACGACTGCAAGCGCAAAGAGCATTAACACGGTCGTGAACGCAATCAAGAAGATTCCTGCGGCTGTGTCTGGCTTGAACGGCGTGGACTTTTACTCCATGTCTGGAAGCATTACTCAGCTCACTAACGCTTTGGCTCCGCTTTCCATTCTGGACGCATCGAACCTTAAAGCTCTTGGCAGCGCTTTCAATGCGATCGGGAAGGTTCCCGACCTGACCGATAAGCTGAAAGCGACAGACCGTGATTCTTTTGCAAGCTCTTGCCAGAAGATTTCTACTGCCATTACTCCTCTTGTATCTCAGCTTGACAAGGTGGGCAATGCATTTGCAAAGCTCCCTCCGCAGTTGAGCAAGGTGGTTACACAGGCTAACCGTGTGACTGCTGCCAACGAAAAGCAGCGCAAGAGCTATCTCAGTCTGTCCAATCAGATGAACGGCTTTATGCGGAACATGGCAAAGCTGGTTTCGTTGAAAGCTATCGCCGAGTATCTTGGCAACGCTGTTGCGAAGTTTAACGACTTCTATGAAGCAACAGACTTGTTCCATAATGCTATGGGCAATCTGAGCGGTGAAGCCGATACGCTCATTAGCAAGATGCAGGTTTTGCTTGACGTTGACCCGACCAAAGCGATGACCTACATGGCTACCATTCAGAGCTTGGGTACTTCGTTTGGTCTGACAAGCGACAAAGCATACATTCTGTCCAAGAACCTGACCCAGCTTGCCTATGACGAAGGTTCTTATTGGAATAAGGACGTTGCAGAGACCTTTACCGCAATGTCTTCCGCAATCTCCGGTGAGATTGAGCCTATTCGCCGTTTGGGCGTTGACCTGTCTCAGGCGCGGTTGCAGCAGGAACTTTTGGCCTTGGGCTTTAACAAGCAGGTTTCTAGTTTGTCTCAGGCAGATAAGGCAGTTCTGCGTTACATTGCCATTATGAAGCAGACTGCTAACGTGCAGGGCAACCTTGCACAGACCATCCAAAGCCCCGCAAACCAGATTAAGATTCTGAAAGCGCAGTTGGATATGTTGGCGAAGTCTGTTGGCTCTCTGCTCTACCCTGCCATGAAATCCATTCTTCCCCCGCTGATTGCCGCCGTACAGCTCATTCGAGAGTTCGTTCAGTGGGTGGCAAAGCTGATGGGTGTGAAGGTCGTGTTCACTGATTTCACCAAGAGCGCTGGCAGCGTTGGTAGCATCGGTGACGCAATGGATGACACGGCAGACTCCACCAAGAAAGCCGCCAAAGCTCTCAAGGACTATACGATGGGCTTTGATGAACTGAACATCATTGACCCCACACAGGGAAGCTCCGGCTCTGGTAGCGGTGCATCTGCTGGCAACATCTTGGGCGATGTAGACCTGTCCGGTTACGATATGTTCAAGCAGTACAATGAAGAGTTCGCAAAGCAGATCGATGCTATTAAGCAGAAAATCAAGGATATGCTCCCCATCATCGGCGCTGTCACTGCTGCGCTTGCATTGTGGAAAATTGTTGATTTTTTGACAGATGTTGCGACCGCAATCTCCAAAATGACTGACTTGCAAAAGCTGGCTCTTTCAATTGCGACTGTTGTTATTGAAGCTTCGTTGGTATTTAGCTTTGCCAAAGGTTACGCTTCTACTGGAAACCCTCTCGAACTTTTAGGTGAAGTGGTATCTGCCGCATTTGGCTCTTTTGTTCTTTGGCGCACGATGGGAGCAGATGGCATTACGCTTGGCATGGGCATCGCTTTTGTTGCAAGCCTTGCCGGACTGACTTACGCTCTTGGCACTGGCGAAGCAAATCTTGGCGATGCAAGCACATGGATTCAATCCGCTTTAACTACTGCTTTTGGTTCTATTGCTGGCATTACGTTGCTCACTAATCTTGGAGTAGCCACTGGTACAGCCGCAACACTTTCTATTGGTCTTGCCGGACTTATCACATTTGCGGGAATCACATTCTCTCTTGGCGAAAAGCTGAAAGAATTTCCGGTTCTTGATACCATCATTGCTGCTTTGATTGGAATTTTTGGTGGCGTTGCTGGTGCTGGCGTTGCATTGCTTGTTGGTGCAAGCCTTCCTGTTGCTGGAGCCGTTGCCGCTGCCGGTGTTGGTATTGGCCTTGTTCTTCACTGGGCTGGTATCAAATGGGGCACTAAAGAGAGTGGCGAAAAAACAGATGCTGCCGCAGAAGCCGACATTAAAATGTATTATGTCGAAAATGTTTTTGAGCAGCGCATTGAAGCCATCAAGCAAATTATCGTTACCAAGTGGAATGCGGCCATTGATTTTATGACTTCTCTTCCCGGAAAGGTTGGAAACATCATAAACAGCATTGGCGAGTGGTTCAGCTCTCTTCCTGAAAAAATCGGCTATGCCCTTGGCTTTGCCGTTGGCAAAATCGGGGAGTGGGTCGGAAACATGGTGGTTGCTGTAACAACCGAAGTTCCAAAAATCGTTTCGTCTGTTGTTAAGTTTTTTGAAGAATTGCCTGGAAATATTTGGACTGCAATTCTCAAAGCTCTTGACGTTATTTCTAAATGGCGGGAGCGTATGATAGCTTCCGTTGTTATTGAAATTCCAAAAATCATTTCGTCCATTGTCGGTGAGTTCAAAAAGCTTCCTGACGAATTAAGAAAACTTGGCAAATTCATTTGGGACGGCCTAATCAACGGTCTAAAAGATGCATGGAGTACCGTTACAAATGGTATTAAGAGTTTCACTGATGGTTTTATCAATGGCTTCAAGGAAGCTCTCGGCATTCACTCTCCTTCTACTGTGTTTGCGGGAATTGGTGGTTACATTGTTCAAGGTCTTGCAAACGGTATCACTGCAGCACTTCCTTACGTTGAACAAGCTATGACCAATCTGGCAAACGTTGTTCAGCAGAAGGGCAACGAGATGATTGACTATGGAGCGACCACCGCAACGAATTTCGTTGACGGCTTCTTTAACGGTCTGAGCAGCAAGTGGCAGGAACTTGATTCCGGTTTGCAGAATGACTTCTTCGGCACAGTACAAAATCTTTGGAATGCTGTGCAGAACGGAGACTTGAAAACAATCGGAACAACTACAGCAGCTATTATCTGGCAGGCGATGGGGGAGGAGAACCGAAATCAGGTAAAAGCATACGCACAAAGCTTTATTTCCAATATTTCCGGCGTTTTAAAGGACGCATCTAAAACCCTGTTTAACGAAGCGTTAAAAGTTGGCAAGGTCATTTGGAGCGGCATCACAAAAAATTTTGGAGATATCGTAAAGAGCGTTTCCAATCTTGGAACTACGATTTCTGCATCAATTAGCGCATTGAAGGTGCCTTTAGCCACTACTGGCACTGCAATCAGTCAAGGCCTTTTCGGTGGCCTTGTAAGCTCTTTTCCTGAAATTTTTGCTGCAATGGGCGGCTTGATTGGAAGTGTCGGCTCTGCGTTTGTTGGCCTTCTTACTTCTATTGCCGGTGCGCTTTCGTCTACAGTTTTCGGCATTCCTGTAGCACTTATTGTCGGTGCGGCCGCAATTGCCTTAGGCGCTGCGATTGCGGGTATTGTAAGCAATCTCGGCGGGAAATATTCAACTGATAATTCTTCTTACGTCGGGACCCCTGAATACGATGCTTCTACAGGTTCCACCACTTCTGCAAATGGATACTACGGCAATACATCATCCGGGTCAACAAGTTCTTCCGACCTGCAAGGCGCGGTTTACAACGGCTGCTATAATGCGTTTCTTGATATTTTCCAGCGCTATGGTGACGAAATTACCGGTGGTAAGGAAGTCAGGCTGTTTATTGACGGAAAGCAGATTACTGCTTCGGTCGAAAAGCAGCAGGCTGACCGTGGAGTGCAAATCATGGGCACGGAAGTATATAGCTATTAAGGAAGGAACGGTGAATTATGCAAGCTCTTGTATCAGTGAACGGCGTAGATTTGCCAGAGCCTTCCTCTTATAGCGCAACGACTTCAACCATCGTTGATTCTGGCCGAAACGTGCAAGGCAAGGTTGTTGGCTCTGTGGTTCGACACGATGTTGCAAAAGTGGCTCTTAAGTGGAAATACCTTACCGCAAAACAATGGGCTTCCGTCATCGGCCCATTCACTACAAACTTTTATTGCACGGTACGATTTTACAATCAAGCAACAGCTTCTTATTCCACACGTCAGATGTATGTTTCCGATCGAACAGCCGGAATGTGGCGAAGGGGCCCAAACACCGGAAATGTGATGGGCTGGACGGATTGTTCTTTGAGCCTGGTTGAGGTCTAAAGGTGGTGATTTTATATGTCTGTAAAGCCGTCCGATAAGTGGCTTTCACAATATAATAATACGCTTGTACCCGAAACTTTTATTCAGATTACTTATCATGCAGCTGATGATGCGGCGCAAACGGACGCTATTGCAAGTTCAGGTTCGCAAACCGTGTTTAGTAATGCGGCATCCATCACTGACCTGGACATTTCCACTTCTGGAAATTACGCGACTGCTGAAACTAATTTTTGGGTTTTAGATGGAAGCTTTGATATCGTCCCGAATTCTGAACCGTATCAAGAATGCGGCTATGTAAGCGGTGAATGCGTATCAAGCTCCAATCATCCAACCATCACATTTTCTTTTAGTAAAAGCCACGAAGAAAAAATACCGGGTCTGACAATCATTTGGTCTGAAATTTTAAATGAATGGGCAAAATCATTTAAAGTTTTCGCTTACAAAGGAACCGCTCTTCTTTTGGAAAAGCAAATTGACAACAACGATTCCGCCGAAACTTCAATTGAATTTGAGATTTCCAATTATGATTTGGTTATTATTGAAATTCTTGAATGGTGTATTCCAAACCGAAGAGCTCGTATCTCGCAAGTGGAATTTGGACAACGTGTGAAATTTAGCAAAACAGACCTTCTGTCGTATTCCCATAAATCAAAGCGAGACCCAATTTCCGGTCAACTTTCCAAGGATTCAATTTCTTTTTCCGTTGATAACAGCGATCAAAAATGGAATCCTATCAACCCAGACGGTCTCTACAAGTATCTGTATGAACGCCAAGCTGTTTTTGTAAAGTATGGCATGGACTTGGACGGACAGACTGAATGGATTAACGGAGGTAAGTTTTACCTTTCTAGTTGGAACATTCCTTCTAATGGCATTACCGCTTCCTTTGAAGCTCGAGATGCTTTGGTGTTTTTAATCGATTCACTATATACCGGAAGGAAAAGCGGAACTTTATACGAAATGTGTTATGACGCTTTGGAACTTCTTGATGTTTCCGGTATCAGCTATTACATCAATGAATCTTTGAAGGATTATACAGCTGATTTTAACAACGGAAATTCTTCGTATAAAAACGCTGATGTGCTACAGCTTTCTGCTAACGCAGCCGGTATGGCTTTGTATCAGACAAGAAACGGTGAGATTCGGATTGACCGGGTTCCGTACCTTCCTGAAAACAAGTCCGACATTTATGAAATCACTGAAATCAATGATTATCAGTATCCGGAAATCACTTTTTCTAATAAGTTAAAAAACATCTCTTACTCTCTAAATGGAACTTCGTCATTGTATCCGAATGGCGCTACTGGCGATGGAGTTACGCAAAGTGTAAACAATGCGCTTATCTCTTCTTCCATCGTCTCTCAGCCAAAAAATGTTCTAACTGAAAGCTATAAAGTGCTTTCTAATCGTCGAAAAGCCACCCTGTCTTATCGTGCAAGCCCGCACAACGATGCTCTTGATTTTGTCAAGCTCAATCATCAGTTCGGATATTCTTCTAACTTGTTGATCACGGATGTTTCTTACACGTTTAATGGTAGCTTCAAGGGCTCCGTTACCGGGTATATGATTGAAGATGTTGATTCGTTACAAATCGATGCTTCTGAGATTTACTTACATCCTTCCGACACGATCACGCTCACTGCAACGCTTACCCCTGCATCTGCCGATTCCCCTGTTATTGTTTGGAATGCATCTCCCGCTGGTATCGTTGAGCTGAATGTCATCAAGAACGAACGCGGCGTATCTGTCTGCAACGTTACGTATTTACACAGCGGAAATGCAACGATTACAGCTACAGTTGCGAGCCTTTCTGCTTCTTGCAATGCTACTGCGATTGCGGATGAGATTTCCAACCTCAAAGAAGGCGATACCGTTTACATCTCCGTCGCTGGCGCTTATACCGCTTTTCTTGTCTCAAAGCATAATTACGAGCCAGAATTAAATGGCAAAGGGAGAACGCTTCTTGCTCTTAAAGACGCGAAAACAGAAAACATTGCGTGGGATAGTAAAATGACAACTCCCGCAGAGTATTCGACCAGCAGTATTGATGCCTTATTGAACGGAAACATAAAAAATTCTTTTTCTGATTTCATGCAGAAAAAAATCGGCAAAACTACTTTTTATTATACCCCAGCGTTCAAAAAAAATGATTCTAACAATTACGTACCTTCTGCTGTGTCTACTCTATCTCGCAGTATATTTTTACCTTCCGCAAAAGAAATATACTACGGATTTCCCGATAACAGTAGTTCTATTAACGAAATTTGGGGTTATGGATGCAACGTAGAAGGAAGCCCGCTCCCTACAGCAAAAGAACTTCTGAAAAATCCTTTTTTTACTATCGGAAACGATTACAGCCCGTATGAGCAGTGGACGAGAACTCCCGTTACCCATCTTGAATATTGGGGCATGGGCCCTTCTGTTGGGGATATCTATTATCGTTCTATCGTTGTTTCAAAGTATTGGGACAGAGCACATCTTGGCAGTTATGATGACGAAGACGAATTATTTTTTTATGACTGTATCGGTTCTGGCAACGATGGCCGCAAGTGCTATCATTACATGTTTACCGTTCCGAGCAATTTGCCTATCGGGTATCAAAACAGAGTTGAGGAAGAATAATTTATGGTTCGTTGGATTACAGATCGAACGCAATCAGATGTTGACCGCGTGAAAGAAATTACCGCAAAGGCAAGAACAGGCACGTGGACAAAAGCCGAACAATCGGAATGGCTTGCCGGAATGAAGGGCGCTTTAAGCTATACGGATTTTAACCGCATAGAATCCGGCATTCAAGAGCTTGGCTCCATTGTTGGCGCGTCTGTTTCTGTTCGGACTGATTGGACAGTCGATGGATATATGAAAGTCTCCGATGCAACACGCTGGCTTTCCAACATCAACTCCATTCGTGCTAAATGCTCTGGCCCATCTGGCATTGCAGACACGCCAGAAAGCATGAATAAACTCGATTTTTCAACGATGAATAAAATCGAGCAAATTTTGTTCGACATTGAAACGCTTGCTAAAACGTACGTTACGTTTTCCGGCGAATATATGACAGGAGATGGACAATATGGTTTTTGAAGACCGTGTGGCGAAATACCCGGGTCGGTGGACAATGGTAAAGTCGGATGGAACATCCGAAATTGTCACTCTTATCCGAAATGACGAACCAACAAAAGAAGGAACGCCAATCAATGCGGCTACTCTTAATGAACTTAGTACCGTTGCGGGAGCAATTAACGCAAAAGAAGAAGCCGTTTCGGCTGCATCTAGCGCAAATTCTGCCGCCACCAGCGCAGTCAAAAACGCACAGTCAGCGTCCGCAGACGCAAAGAGCGCGGAAAGCTCTGCCGCTTCTGCCAAAGCTGAAGCGGACAGGGCTGCGGCTATTGTACGCACCGACAAGACGCTAAGCGTCGAGGGCGCTCCGGCTGACGCAAAGGCTGTTGGCGAAGCCCTAAAGAATTTGAATATTCGCCCGGCCACATCCACAACACTCGGCGGAATCAAGGTTGGTAGTGGACTTTCTGTGGCCGACGATGGTACGCTGAGTGTTGACATTGTAATCCCGGAAGTGGACAAACTAACTGCCTACCCAGTGGGCAGCATCTACCAGAGCACCGACCCCACCAGCCCTGCCGCCCTGTTTGGCGGCACATGGGAGCAGATCGCATCGGAGCGCGTGCTGATGGGTGCCAGCAGCAGCCACAAAGCGGGCACCACCGTGAAGTCCGGACTGCCGAACATCACGGGTACAGCCAATGGCGGTGTATTGTCCGTGTCAACCCCCCAAAGTAATGGAGCTTTTGGAGCCACGCATTACGATAGCAGTTTGTCGTATTTAAGTGGCGACGTGCGTCGCTTATCTACATATAACCGCACTTTTGACGCTTCCCGCTCGAACCCGATCTACGGTGCAAGCGATACCGTGCAGCCCGCCGCCTACTATGTTTACATCTGGCACCGCGTGGCATGAGAAAGGAGGTTTTGAACGATGATCCCTGTGACATTTGACACTGTGGCAACATTGCAGTTTGGCAGTGAGGGTCACCCGACCAGTCTGCACTTTGCCATCCCGGAAGAGTGGAAAACCTGCAAAATCAGACTCCACCTGCGGCGCAGCGACGGTAGCTTTGTGCCCCCGATGCAGCTGGACGAAAATGGGTGCGTAAAAGTAGACCGCCGTGACTCCGGAAAGACCGGCGGACAGTGGATGCTGTCGGCTGAAAGTCCTGACGGAAAAGTATCTTACTCGCGAATCGGCAAATATGTGACCCCCATGGAGGTGACACAATGAAGATCCTTGACGAGACCGGCGCGGTCGTGGAAAACCCCGACCTGACACTGGGCTACCTGACCGGCAGCACCGAAGAGATCACTCACCCCGCCGTAGAGGGCGTGGATGAGCAGTGGCACTGGGAGACCGTGACCGAGTATCCGAACGGTGGCAAGGACGTGCAGAAGGTCGTTGACCGCCCCGGAGTACAGGCACAGGAGGAATGGGTGGAACAGGTGCCCATCCAGAAGTACATCCGCTACACCGCCGAAGAGCTGGCCGCGCAGGAAGAAGCGCGCAAAAAGGCCGAAGCCCTGGAGAAGCTGCCGGACACGGTGGCGGCACTGCAAAAAGAAAACGAGATGCTCAAGCAATGCTTGCTTGAAATGAGCGAGATTGTTTATGCATAAAATCACACAAAAATTAGAAAGGTTGGTACGTATGATGGCTAAGTTGTGGGCACAGGAAATTATGTTCGCTGAGACTATGGAGGACGCAAAGGCTCTGTACGAGCGTTGCCCCCGCCTGCTGAAGGAGAAGGTCAAGGCAATTCTTATCAAGAGCGGCTTTGAGGAGATCGTACAGTAAGGAGGACGCTATGGCTGAAATCATGGATGTATCCCGATATCAGGGCACGATCAACTGGGAGAAGGTCAAGGCAAGCGGCAAGGTGGACGGCGTGATGATTCGCGCCATGGGCAACAGCGCGGAGGGCAGACCCAGTGCGCCATACACTGACCCGCAGTTTGCTCGCAACTACGCAGAATGCAAGCGGCTGGGCATCCCCTGCGGCGTGTATGGCTACTTTAAGGCGGTCAACCGGGAGCAGGCTGACAAGGAGCTGGCGTACTTCAAGAAGCTGCTCACCGGCCGGAGCTTTGAGCTGCCGGTGGCCGTGGACATCGAGGACGAAGTGCAGAAGCCGCTTGGCAAGGCCGCGCTGACCGACCTGACGGCCTACATGCTGAGCACGGTGGAAAGCTGGGGCGTGTACGCTCTGCTTTACACCGGCCTGTGGTTCGGCAGCACCTTCCTGTACATGGGCGGCGCGGCGCTGAAGCCCTACGACGTGTGGCTGGCTGCCTACCGCACGAAGAAGCCCGCACCCAGCTGGTCTTTTGGCATGTGGCAGTACACCAGCAAGGCCCGTGTACCCGGTGTGACCACCAACGTGGACATGTCCCACGCATACAAGGACTATGCGGGCATCATCAGCAAGAAGGGTCTGACCCGTCTCCGGGAGGGTAAATGACCGAAAAAGAAGCTCTCCTGTGGGTGCTTGGCATCTTGGGTAGCCTGTGCGCTGCGGCCATCACCATCGACAAGGTGCTGGAAATCATCCATAAGTACATCAAGAAGGCGCAGGCCCCCGACGATGCGCAGAACAAGCGAATGGATACGCTCGAAAAAAGACTTGGCGTGCTGGAACAGGGACAGCTTCAGCACG